TATTTTGGTAATAAAAATGCATTAGGTAAAAAATCTTGGTTAGGTAGAACACATACCGAAGAAACCAAAATTAAAATATCAAATACATTAAAATTGAAAAATCATTTTCTATCACAATCTGGTACAGAAATTAAATAAACAGTTTGTTCCGTATCTGGCCGAACGAAAAAACATTTTCCTGTTATTGACCATACAAGGTGATTTTGAATACCATCTTTAAAGTCTTTTAGGACTTCTGGTGTTGGTGTGGGTCTGAAATAATATGCCGCAGTTAAAGCGACCAACAACATGATTAGTATATAACCAAACCATGTTGATAATTTTTCTTTTAACCAAATTTCGTACCAATTCATATCATTCCTAGTTTAGATAATAGATTATACACACCAATGCCAAAAATGGCAATAGCCGCCGACAGGATTGTCAACTTGGTGGATTCCTCGCCATAGTATTCCACTTCCAGTCTAATCATATCCCGTTGAGCACAAAGCATCTGTGAGGATTCTGTTTCACCACCCATCATGTGAATGGTTTTTTCGGATTCTTTTAACCTACGCTTGGCTGATATGTAATGTATGTAGGAAATCATCAGCAAGTTACCTTCCATGGTGGTTCTGGATAATTTGGTACTTGTACTGGTGATACATATGGATTTGGACGTGAAGCAAGATGATTTACTAAAGATTTAAGTGCTTCATTTTCTTTACTGAGTTCTTGAACACGTTGTTTAATAATCTTCATTTCATTTTCAATGATTTCTAATTGCGTAATAATTTCTTCTTTAGTCATAATCAATCCCAAAGTGAGGTGTAGTACTTCCCAAAAAGTCTAAATCCATTTTGAATTCGGTCTTGTACGACCTTGATTCCATCATAGTCGCACTTATATGTATCATTCGGTCCTTTAATCCATTCATACATTGTGGCCTTGCCATTCTCATCCCATTGACAGGCCACAGTTTTCATATCATGTTCACCTGAACTAAACGCTTCTTGCCATGAATCATCATTGTGTTTTTCAAATGCAAAAATCATTTCATTGAGTACATAATTCCAACGCTTGAAATGATTAGCGTCAGTATCCCATTCATTTTCTTTAGGTGGTGCTGATGTAGACTTCAATTCTTCTGGTACGTCATCATCATCAACAAAACCGGCACCATGCTGGTGTTCTTTTAACTGTTTCAGCATAGGCAAAATTATGTATGCCAATGTGTGGTCCATTGACCATGTATCCCATTTATCAATCTTCACATAATTAATTTTTGGATGTACAAAGTCAAGAAACTTTTCAATCGCACGACAAATAGGTGTCAAACCATTTACCCATTTTTCATAAGGTGCATTAGGTTTTTCTTCTATGTTGTAGAATACATCTTTATCTTTTTCCCAAAAGCAAACTTTCTCCAAAATTGTATATGGAGAAATCCAATGATAACGATAGTTGTTAAGGTAAACTTTCATTAAATAACCTTTAATTTATCTTGAATAGTAAACATTTCTTTCATGTAAGGTGAAACTTCACCCAACACACTTCTTGCCAAATCACCTGGTCGTCTAGGCAGCACATTCACTTTGAAATCACAATTGTTGACTTCTTTGAAAAAATTAATCATCTGTAACACAGAATAACCAGAACCTGTGGCCAAGTTTTGAATTGTACCGTCAGACCATGTATTTTCAATTGCTAACTTAATTGCATTACAAACTTCTGATACATGAACATAGTCCCTAATTGCAGAACCATCATATGTATCATAATCATCACCATACAAATTAAATTCACCTGTTTCTTTGGCTTTGATTAGATTATACATTAAACCATCCATGTTAGTTGGTTCATAACCATCAGAACCAATTACATTGTAGAATCGGAATATTGTACAATCTTTGTTATTTAACCGACAGTATTCATGTACCAAATCTTCTGTTACAGATTTTGATGTGGCATATGGACTTGTTGGATTCTCAGCAGCACCAGTAGATGCAAAGATAAAATGTTTGTAATCAACATTCTCAAGTATCTTCAATGTACCAGTTACATTAGTGTCATAGTAACGCATTGGCCATTTCACAGAATCGCCAACTTTTACCAATCCAGCCAAATGCACTACAACATCAAATTCACCTTCAATACATTTGCCCTCTAAGATATCTTGTTGAATGAATTTATCGGCTATTTGTGTTTTAAATACACGGTCTAAACCAACAGTATAATACTTAGGCAAAGTGAGGAGTAAATGCCGGCCGATATAACCAGAACTACCCGTTACTAGAATCTTTTTCATCTTCATACTCAATTGTGTTAATAACTTTCATTTTTTCTTGGTCACTCCAAGATGACAAATAGTCATTATCTTTATCAAACATTTGCATATAATCCGTTGCTGACAATTGACGGGACGAAACAATCACCTCATCAATATGTTTTTGTGAAAATTCTTGAAAATTTTCGTTGTATGAACCAGTGGCATTCATTGTCACTTCATCAAGTGCATGAGATTCTTCACGAGCCTCAATAACATAACGCATACGAAACATTGATACAGTTTCAACTAGATACAGTTTCTTTTCCATTTTCATTCACCTTAAAAGTTTTATCAATTTCATACAAACACACATTTACTAACTCATCAACTTTCCATTTATGTTGGCGTGCATATTTTTGATTGTCAATTATAATATCTTTACATTTCTGTATGATTTCATCTTGTGTCATTATACCTCCACAAATTTCAATTTAAATCTATCAGCACGGTCCTCATATGCATCATAACCACGTGGGTTGCACACAATACGAGTCGAACCAATCATGTAGTCAAAATCTTCATGTGTGTGACCATGAGTCCACAATTTGATTTGTGGGTGATACATGATAAACTCACTCAAATCAGAACTATAACCACCATTCATAATAGTTTCATCCGCATAACGTGGATGAGTTGACTGTTTACTTGGTGCGTGATGACCAACAACAACAAACTTCTGGTCAAACTTACCTTCAATAATCAAACGAATGTACTCTAACATTTCTCTGTGGTCAATAACTGCATCTTCAGGTAAAAATCTACGATTACCACCATTCATCACACAACGGAAGTCGTTCATCATACCCTTCATATGAAGCAATGTGATTGAATCTTCCTTGTTCATATCAGTCCATAATGTACCACCAATAAATGATACACCATCAACAACAAACAATTCTTTATCTAAGATATGAAGGTTATCCAAATAACCAAGCCTATCACGGAGAATTGTAAGAGTGTGAGCATAATCACCGTGATAATGTTCATGGTTCCCCATAATATAAACAACATGAGGAAATCTATCACAGCATTCCTGAAAGAATTGGTGAATTGTTGCAGAACGGTCAAAACGGTCGAATATGCCATAATCATCCTTTACTCTGATATCTTTAGCCACGCAGATATCACCACCAAGAATTAACACAGTGGCATTCTCGGTGTTTTCAAGGCTAATGCCACCAAATTCAAGGTGAATATCTGAACAAACTGCAATCTTCATTTTTTTCTTTCTACGTATTTACCTTTGTATGGTTGACAAACTTTTTGTTTTTCAATCAACCTTACTGTTTGACAATCCAATCCTGTGTTATAACTCAACAAATGGTCGGTTGGTGTTTTGTCTGTTGCAACATAAACACCAGTACTTATCGCTGTTGAAGCAACAGCACAACCATTAAGAAACAATAACAAAAAATAACGCATCACTGAATTGTCTGATTTGAAGATTCCATTATACTAGAATGTGCCAAAGAAAGCAAGCGGCCAGTATCCAATTCACAATTAATCTGTTGCGAAATAGACACAATCCTTGCTAATACTATAGCAGTAACAACTTCAAAACCAATTTTATGTTTGATACAGGATTCCAACAATACGGCATCAATATTGGAGACCAAATCTACCAATTCAGGATCATCAATCATCAATCAATCCTTTCAATGTCCATATCACAATCAATAATCATTTGACAATCACCAATAGTCCAACCTTCATCTTCAAGGTCGAAAATGGAACGATAACCTTCTTCAAGGAATTCTTCCAACCATTCTCTGGTCGATTCATCGGTATCATATTCTTCCCAACAACCATCATTGGTTTCAATCATTTCACAATCATAACCACAATCGAACATATCAACACCTGGTTCTAATACAGGCGGTGTATCACCATCAGACGGTGGCGTTTCAATGTGGAATTCACCCCAACGCCAACCAGTTTCTACAATCAATCGTTGTTTATTTGGACCTATCCACTCTTGTCGTTCAATAATGGACTTCTTCCATTGTGGTGTAACTTTCCATGTAGCCATTATTTTTTCTCCTTGTCCAATTTAGGTTCTTCTTTTGACATTTCTTGCAGAATCTTTTCTTCATGTCGTACCATTGTCATAGCTTTAGACAAGGCATATAGGGGAAAAAATAGAACAGAAAGAAATGTAATAAGAACAATTCCTGTTACAAAAATTGTTCGTGAAAATAACACCATTGTAATTTCCAACAGAAAATTCCAAAAACCATTGAAACCCAATTCAGAAGATTTAATGTCATCTGAATTTTTTCGGATGTGTTTCATCAAATCTTCTTCAAATTTCCAATTGTGTGTAATCACAATATCCATCAATCCACGATACAAATTAATCATCATTTTGTTCCCTATTTTCTACTTTATAGGTAACATCATAACCACCTTTGCGGTCTGTCCACCAATCATCCTCATCCATCCAATCCCAATCAAACCAGATATCATTCTCTGCGGCAGATTCAATGAAATCCTCAACTGGCAAATCACCACTTACAATATCATTGTAGATTTCTTGTGCTTCAAGTTCATCAACATCATATACAGCCATTACATCATCAACTGTAACTTCAAGATTATACCTTTTCTCGACTTGATGCCACTCCGACTTTACGATAGTTACCATGTTTCTTTCCTTTCAATAATGTTTCTTCTAAAATAGCACGTTCTTCTTGCACTCTATCATCCCAAAGACTTTCGCATTGTGATTTGGTGTAGTCTGCCAAATTTAAGCAATCTTCCATAAACATCTTACGTGAGTCTTTTGGATCAGCAGTAAAATCTTCATTTGGTTTTACCTGATTAATGATTTCTTCTTTCTGTTCAACTACGACCTCTGATTTCTTTTCAATCACAGGTGAAACCACTGGTGTATCTGGTGTTTCACTTTTGTGGTTGGCCAATACAACAACACAACCAAGTGCCAAGGCACCAACAATAATTTGTTGCCAGTACAAAACCAAAATCACACCGAGAATAAAAATACCAATTACAGACAACACCATCATTTCTAATGTATGTTGTGAGAATCCTAATCCGTTAACAACTGCGGAATACATGATAACACCTTATTTGAATGGATCACAATGCACATTTACTGGAATCATAACAACACCTTTGGCAGTTTGCTGCGAAAGATATTCAACTGTAGGTTTCATTTTTGCATTAATGCAATCACGGGAACCTTCAATAACGTCAACACGTTTCAAAGCCACAGGACCTGAATAGTTGGCAATCTTAGATTCTTCCACAGGAACAACCTTAGCTGGTACAACAGGTGCTGCAACAGGTTTTTCAATCTCAACAATTTGTGGTTTGCTAGCACAACCAACCACAAACACCAAAGGCAACAACCAAACCTTATTCATCATAATTCTCCTTCACACTCCACATCATAAGCAAAATAACACCAACATCAAACAAAGCACCAGACCAATTGTTGGCCAAGGAATCCATAAAGAATTCATTCAACATGAAACCCATGGTTAACCATGCAATCTCAAATTCATACTCTTCCAAAAAATTAACTATCTTTTCCAACATTACGAATCCTATCTATTAACAAATTTGCATCAGCCATATCATCAACACCATCAAGCAATTCATGCTCTTGTACCAACAACTCAGCTTTTGCTGTACGAATTAATTCCAAAGCATAATCAACGTCATCATTGTCTGCTTGGTCTAACCATTCTTCAAACGATTCATCAGTTGTATTGAGGATGAAATGTAGGTTATCACGGTCCCAATCGTTCATGCGATTTTACCTAATACACTACAAATCAATGAATCTAATTCAGCCTGATAGTCTTTACCAAGTCTGCGTTTTTGATAAATTGCTTCTACCAATTCTGTAGAATCGGTGCTGGCAAAATGACCACGGTTTTCCAATTCATCAATCAAATCCTCAGTGTCAAAATCTGCAAGGTCAACATCAACTTCAACTTCGGTATAAATTGTTTTATATGACATATCATTCTTTCGTAGTTGTGTGTTTATTAAACAAAACACCGAACAGCACACTCAAACCCCAAGTCTGTAACCAAGTAACTTCGTTCACGCCTTGAATAGCAGGAACAAGGCAACCATTCCACAATAACATAACAGGCCAACTAAGCAAGAAACTTAGAGAAACAATAAACAAAATCACACCAAGCCAGGTACCTAGAATTTTTTGTGCAAACATATTAAACCTCAGCAGTTTCTTGTTCGGTTTCTTGTTCGGTCACTTCAGCGGTAGAAGGTGTTGTAACCTTACCAACATAACGACCATTGGCGTTAAACTCGGTGTGGTTAAGCAATTGATATGCTTTGACAGCACGACCTTCTTTGATAACCTTCACAATACCACCATCTTTGCGGATATTGTAAATGTTGGTTGACAAGCGATAGAGAACCGCTTCTTGGTCCGTACCTTCAAAGACTTTTGCAATCTCATCGGGTGACACTGGTTTGCCAGACAGGAGAACCTGTGTGATTTTTTCATGGCGATTAATCTTACCTTTACGAATCGTATTCATAATATATTTCCTTACTTCAAAAAAAGTTTACCAGAATCAATTATACATCAAATACCGTCTGGTGGCAACACCTGATGTTTTTTTACACATTTATCATTATGATATCTACCAATATTACCTGGATTAGTTTCAAACCCACAATGAACACATTTTATTCTTTTGGACTTCATGGATTCGGAAATTAATTTCTTTTTTTCTAAACTCATTGGCTTGGACCACTTATATCCACCTAAACCAGTTTTACCTTTATTCCAAGGTTCTTTTCCTGTTTTATCAAATGCCTTTAACCAATTTTCCCTAGATTCACCTTGAATATCTGGTCGTCCAGGTTTACTTCCACCAGAACCACCCTTGTGTGAATTATATCTTGGTTTAAGTTCTTCAATCCAATAGATTTCTCTCTCATCTAACAACTCTTTAGAATCCACAGTTTCAATCAATTCAATTTCAAAATTAACATATCCATGGTATCTCATTGCATTGTGCAAATGATAATTTGAACCGTGGTTGGCAGTATTTCTATGATTTCTCATTCTTTTCAACAATTCTTTTGTTGTTTGACCGATATAAAAATCACCATTAATTTTGTTGGTTATCTTGTAAATGTGCATTTAATTCTCCAGTAACACAATTATTTATGCGTTACTGGAGTTTCACATTAAAATGGGATTTCTTCATCAAGTTTTGGAGAAACTACAGCAGACTCAGGATTTACTGTAACATCTACTTTTGAATAAAGATCCATAAATGCTGTTTTTGTTTCATTGTCAAATCTAGAAACACACAACTGAATAGCCTTCATTCTGTCACCAAAAATTTTATATGCCTTGGCAATATGCACAAGTCGCCGTGTGGAGATAATTTCATCAACAGCTCCCTGTTCAAATGATTGCCGAACAATATCAGCCCATTGTACCAGTTTATCAACAAAATCTTTGTCATCAATCAATGGTGACAGGATTTTCTTTTCTATCTTTTGGTCGGGAAATTCTTGTTCAACAGTAATTGGAAATCTTTCCAAGAAAGCAGAATCTAAAATTTGTGCTAAATATCGCCCTTCTTCACTGCCTTGGCCTTTGGTGTTTGCAGTGGCAATCACATTGAAACCATTCTTTGGATAAACCATCTCACCGTTTTTCTTGTTGTAGTATGGTTTACCTTCTAAAATACCTTGCAAACACATTAACTTATTGGATCCACGGTCAACCTCGTCAATCAACAAAATGGCACCACGTTTCATAGCCGTGATAACAGGACCATCTCTATTAACAACATTACCATTGACAAGAGTAGGACCACCCAACAAATCACTTTCATCAGTTTCAATCGAAATGTTAACACGAATACATTCACGTTGAATCGATGCACAAGCTTGCTCGACCATAAGTGTCTTTCCGTTTCCAGAAAGGCCAGTAACAAACACAGGATAAAACTGATTAGACTTGATAATATTACTAAGGTCTTTATAGAAACCAAAGGGAACATAATCAGGGTATTTTGCAGGGATTGAAACATCTGAATCATCAATCAATTTAGGTTGTTTGAATTCAAGCACTTGTGCAGCCAAAGCCACTTCAAACTCAGGTTCTTGGACTTTAGGTTTTGTGCCGATGTTAGGCAGTTGGTATTGACCACGTTCAGCACGATATTCTGATTTAGTCACCAACCAATAGGGAAAAGAAATGTTATTTTCTTCGACAACACGCTGAATGTCATCACGGGAAAGAATTGCATTTGTACCAAAAATTGCTTCTGCCGCTGTGACAAAAGATTTTTGATTTCGGTTTAAACTCATAATAAACTCCAGTTATTCGGTGAATCAATTATAACATAAATTTTGGTAAGTGGCAAGCGGTTGTGTAGGAATACAACACATTTATTCTTCTGTCCACTTGGAGGTCTGGACAAAGGACTTTTCCTGAATGGTAGGACCATCATGTTGTCTGGCATTCCCACACAGGAAACATCCTGGAATTCCACAATCCATGGCATGGTGTTTGGCAAACTTGTGTGCTTCTTTTACATCCATGCCAGCCGCCTTGGCAATCTTTACCTGTTTGGCCACAGCACATTCGTCTTTTTGCATACGCTTGGTGCGTTTGATTTTATCTTCTTCTGTACTCATGTGAATATTTCCTCTATAATGTCAATGGCAATTTTTACAATATTTGGATCAAGATTAAGTTTTGAAGCAATCTCCAGTAAACTCCAATTTCGATCCAACATTTCTCTAACTTGCAAAAGTATTGCTTGTTTCATTTGAGGTTCAATAAAATTAAAACACCTAAAACTACCAACCAAACAGAACCATCAATACTATGTTCATAACCCCAAAAGGCTAATGCAATACATCCAAGACCTGCTATTGCTTTACTTAGGTTTGTCATTTCAAAACGCATCAAAGTTAAAATATTTTGGTGTTTCTTTCACCAAAATCATGGTCACGCCATCTTTTTCAAAGATAAACTGGCCAGTCTTGTTGTTGAATTTCACCAAGTCATCAGTGGTAAAATCTTTGTCACCCCAACCATCTTCATCATCGTCACTAGCAAGAACAGCACTCAATGTGCTTGTTACACCCTCAGTAGTTTCTGATTTCTTCTTAGGAATGAAACGCCAGTTGATATTGATTTCTTTTGATGACAATGGTGCGCCATTCCAAGTAGAAGGACTCACACGGTCTGCCTTGCGGTCACCTTTGTAGATTTCCACACTGTATGATGTACCACCATCAAACTCAGCCTTCACGTTAAGAATACGCATTGCTTCTTGTGGTGATTCACCATAACGATTCATTTCTTCGACCAAGGCCTTTAACATATCAAAATTAAATGCAGCGAATATAGAAGCAATGTTCACAATAGTGTCAATGGTTTTCAATTCTGCTTTGGCCAAATTGTCATAACAGTACTCACGGATAAATGCCTCATCCAATCCAGTGAAATTAACCATGTAGAAGATACGACCAGGACGGTTACGCATATGGCTATCAACACGCCATTTATCGTTACTGGTCAACAGAAACAATTTCTTGGTTGAATAGATGCCATCAAGCAATGTCAACAATGCTTCTTGTTCTTCACTGTTGTACACCTTTTCAAACTCGTCAAACATCACAATACATGGTTGTTGGATGGATTGAATCAGTGTATTGAATTTGTCACCATGCCATGCAGCATTGATAACAATAGTTGGCACATTTTGTTTGGCCAATTCAACACAGATGTTTTTACTAAGCAAAGTTTTGCCTGAGCCTTTTTCACCAACAAGCATAACGCCTGTTGACTTATTACGGTCCCAAAAACTATTAATGATACGATTAGTGTTGCGAATCGTATCACCGTACATTTTGGTGGGTACATCAAACGATTCAATCTGTTCAATGTAAAAATTATCAAACGGATCCAACTTCACGACATAGTTACCAGCAGGCAACTGGTCGTGCAAATCCATAGATTCTTTTGTTGCAATACGGAATGTATTGCCTGATTTCATGTAATAACTCATTCTTCAACCCCAAAACGATATTTTATTTCTGTTATACAATCACTGCGGAAAGCATCTTCAATCTGGTTACGGTAATCTTGGTAACCTGGAGACAAATTTTCTACAATACCAACACATTCCCGAACAATCAACTCGGCGAACTTTTGAAAATACTCTCCAGGAACATAGTAGCCCTGTGGCATATCCTTTGTTGCCTCTAGCATCATTTTCTCAAATCGTTCGTTCATTCTTCACGCTCCGCTACTCCGAAATGTTTCTTAATACGCTGATTGATAGCTTGAGCAGTGTGCATTGGTTCAACAGTATTAGTATTATTCTTGCCGACCCAAATAGAACACGCCATGCATTCCCTAACAAACAACTCGGCGAATTTTTCGTATTCTTTCAGTTGAATTTCATAATCTGAATATAAAGTACGATTAACATTTTCTCCTGACCAACGGAGAGCCTGTATCCTAAGTTCTTCAATTCGTTCGTTCATAGTTTTGTACCAAATTCAATGACCAAAATAATTAATATTGCAAGAATACTCATTTTTTATTAACACCATGTTCTATGACGTTCAGCAACCCATTCGGTGCCGTCATATTCTTCAATGTACC